GAGACAGTCTTAGGTGTGAATAAGTCACCACCTTTCATCACGAACTGAACGTTGTCCGCAAACAACATCAAGTTCTCTTGGAAGATAGTGGCAGATTTAAGGTTAGTGACCTTGGTGCTACTTACGGTGACGTCGATAGGCCCTGAGTCGAGCAGTGAGGATACTGTCGTCCTGTAGAAGTTAAAGAACTCCCCAGCTTCGGAGAACACCACACTGTCATCGGTAATAAATCCTAAGCGATTTTTAAAGAATACAATGTCATTGATAGATTTACCAACAAATGATGGATTTGGATTTGTCTCCTCGTCCCCTGCTGCTCGCTTGGCGTAATCTAATGCAACAACCTCAAGTGTATTAAGGTTAGTGCTTCGGATAGTCATCGGCATAGAGTTTACGTCAAAGCCTTCGGATATATTAGGAGCTACGGTTTCTTCCCAAGCTCCGTCCCCGTAGTCTAGCCCACTGTGTGTGGTAAACTTCACCCAATAATTATCTTGGTCTAGGTCCGCATCTCCTACGACTTCTACTACAAAGTTATTAGGAGCTTTTGTAGGTAAATCCGCTAGTGAGTCGGTGCGTTTGTAAATACCTTTGATACCGCTTCCGCCTAACCCATCATCGGTAGTTAAGGAAAAATCACCCTCAACCTCATTATGCTCGATGATTATTGTATATCCTTCTCTGGTTGCTGTTAAGTGATTAGCACCAGCGGGGTCAAATATCGTATCACTATTAAAAGCTACTGTATGAAAATGGTAACCCTCATAGCTGTCATTTAATAACGACTTGGCAATGTTGTCTGTAGAGGCATCTGCTGAGACAGAGTTCCGTGTGCCGATTGTTGAAAATACATGGGTAGCCCCTGTCGCTATGTCCCCTTGCACTGTTAAAGACACGCTTGCATTGTAGTCGAATGCGAAATCACCTCCAGATACTTGCGTGTCGTGTTGTCCAAAAGTCCCTTGCTCGGTAATGCTTACGCTTCCAACTTTCTTAGTGCCGTTTCCCGTGCCATCATCCACTAATGTTATTTCAACAACAGGTTGAACCACTGTGTTAGCGTAAGTCCATTGCCCGTTAATGTAGCTGCCAAGGTCTCCGAAATCAATGTTTACGGTAAGTTCGGTGGGAGTCCCAGCGGGGTATCCTTCCCCAGCATTTGTTATGGATATAGCGTCAATGTAGAACATTTCCCACCCACTACCATAGTATTTATCTGATACGGTTACATCGAATGTAGCCACGGTAGAAGCAACGGCTCCGCTTATGTTGCCTCCAATAGTAACTTCGTATTTCTTCTCATAGTCTCCTTGAGCAATATAAACAAAGCCCTTCTTTTCGAGTGCTGGTGTCTTAGTTTGTGATAGAGAGACGCTGACTTCTTTATTTACTATGAATGTATTATCAGCCACCGTAAGGGCCTTTAGACTCTCTCTGGGTGTGCTTGTTTGAAGATAAGTTGGAGGAGTAAGAGCGGATGTGCTTCCATTCATTGAGCACTTAACACCAGTCACAATGTTCCAAGCTTCCATCCCCGAACCAGTGTGGATAACTACATACTTCTCGTTATCATCTCGATTGATAAAGTGAACAAAGCTATCAGCATCAATAGCTGTCTGCAACAACCTAGCAACGTGCCGAGTGTTAGGACGTTTCTTCAGTCCCTCTGCAACAGAGCTTAGAGCGTTTTCCTGCTCCTCACATTGACCATCAAAACGAGTGGCATCAGGTTGCTGAGAGACACCTTGGATAAGGTTAGGAACACTAGTGTTAATTAAAGCCATTATGTAAGGTCGTAGTTACGGTTAATACCAATTCTGGTTGCTACCTCGTAGCTGTCAAATATAGTCCGATCAGAGCTACCGCTATCAAAGTCCATAAGAGCCGCATAAGCCTTGTATTCATCACGAGCGATAAGTGCTTCTAGCTCACGAGAACCAATGATGCGACCTTGGAACACACGAGAGGCACGCAGTACAATATAGCGACGAGCTGGTTCTGGTAGAGAGTCCCAATCTAGGAGACGTGTTTGGTTCACTTTGAGATCCTTGGTGAACACTGTGGTGTTATTAGAACGATCAAAGAGACTTAAACCACGCTGTACGACATCTATTGAAGTGTCGATAGGGTCTAGCTCAAGGATGTCCTCTGAGAGAGTTATAGTGCCATCCCCAGCAGGGCTCAGGGATACGTTTACTTCTGTGTTGAATTGCCAACCCTCTGACTGAACAGCACGGCTAATCTCATCAAGAGCAGAGATAGCTGTAGCAGCGGAAACAGGGAGTGCGTTGGTGTTACTGATACTATTGATTGGTGTTTCACCAATGTGTCCTAGCATCGAATTTACTGCTTCTAGTTTAGATGTCAGAGTAGGCATATTATTTACTTTGTTAAATATTGAATGGCGGCTTTTAGGCGCTCAGGGTTGTCTTTGAAAAGTCCGAGACCAGTATTGCAGGAACTACAGAGGAGACCTCTAACGGCTCCTGAGGTGTGACAATGGTCTACGAATAAGTGCTTGTGAGTGTCTTCTTGAGTGGTGGTAGGCGTGTCAGTGCCACATATAGCGCAAACACCTTTTTGAGATTCTAGACGGGCATTATATTCATCTGCAGTAATCCCATAAATACGCACTAGTTGTTGATCTCTACGACAGTTCTTACAGGTATTTCTGAGTTTGCCCGTCTTTGAGGAATGAAGGTGGAACATATTGAGGGATAAGTCCTCATTACACTTAATGCACTGTTTAGTTTCTTTCAAATATATAGTGGGTTGCGTGTTTTAAAAAGAGCCCCAAGGGGAAAGTCCCAAGGGGCTCAGCTTAATTGGTATTACTTACGCAGGGAGAACCTTAACGGCACACTCTGGACGAAGTGGCGCGTGTCCCATTGCGTATTTAGCAACGAACAATGTACCTTGGCGTTGGATCTGGTACTCACTTTCAGTAGCCAAGTCGAGCAACTTAACAGTACCGATAGCTTCCTTAGTACCTGCAAGGAATCCCTTAGCAGATGCTGTGCCGCTAAGACCAGAGAAGTCACCATTGTAGCCAGCACCGCCAGCACCGAACACGTCATTGTTTGCAGCACCGTCATCAGTAGCAACAGCAGATGCGTCACCAAGAGAGATAACGCTATCAAGGTGGTTGCTCTTGAAGAGGTTGATACCAGCGACCTGAGCGATCTTACCAGTTGCAACATTACCTACACCACCTGTGTCACGATTGATCGCAACGTTGTCAGAAGTGAGGAGAGTGTAGTACTGAGAAGGAGTCAGGACTGCGAAACGACCTTCGTCTGGAGCGTCTTTCTCGTCAAGCGAGCGAGCAACAGCATAGAGCGAGTCAACAAGACCAGCAGCAGTGTCAGTAGTAGCACCAGAGATGCTTGTACCACCGTTACCACCGATAGGCGATGTACCACCAGCAGCAGCGAAGAGAGTCTTCATTGTTGCGATGTCGAAGCGCTTAGCAAGAGCCTTACCGAGTTCCTTAGCGTAGATGCTACGGACGTCGTAGTGGTTCTTAAGCTCATCGATATTGGCGATGAACGTCGAAGCAATCAGAACGTCATCGATGTTGATGGTACGCTCAGCGTGCTTGATGGTTGATAAGTAGCTGTTAGAGCTGTCCACGATGTCTTCACCAACAGTGTGGTACTTAGCGTCAGCGACACCTGTAACAGGGAACTGAGCTGTTTTACCAGACGAGATGGTGCGGACCATGTGGAGATCCTTCATTATATTTTGTTCTTCAAAGGTAGTGAGAATCTCCCCACTGAAAACTTTGAGAAAGAGACTATCGACGTCTCCAGAACCGTTTACTTGTCCCAAACGGGACGGGCTTGTATTTGCCATGATGTTATTATTTCTATTTTTGAGTTAGTTTACTTAGAGTAGCGCCCAGAGTGGGGACTACAGTTGGGTGTTCTTTACTCACTTGGTTCACCGCTAGGTTATCCTCCTCGGAGGGCAAAGCTGTTACTTCTTGCGGATGGGAACGAAATTGGTTTATTTTTTCTTATCAGGAAAGCCCTTCTTCATACTTGAGTAAGAATTAGCGCTAACAGTAGATTTCTTTTTACTACGCGAGATGCCGAGTTTACGGCGACGATTAATGTTTTTGTATAAGCTCATAATAGTTTAGCATTTCCATCTTCTTAGTGCCAAAGCCTTACGTGTAGGGCGACCTTTAGAATCCTTCATAGGGCCTTTGACGCCACCCATACGAGCACAAAAGGATCTCTTACGAGAGCCTCCTTGTGGCTGGGGTGCTTTTAGATTGGAGCCAGTCTTAGCATTGTAGTGCTTCCGCCCTTTAGCGGTAAGACCGCCTTTGGCTGATTTATGCTCCTTGCGGAGACTGACGCCTTTTCTTTTCATTTAGATACTTTGTTATGATTGGGGTTGCCCTACTTCTGTAGGTATTAAGATTGATTTGCTTCTGGTCGTTGATAGGGTTCTCTACGCGCTTCCAAGCACTACCACCACCGTTCCAGATGAACAGCATGTGGTCAGCCGTAGGTGTAACACCAGAGGCTTGAATGTGCTTCGCGTAGTGCTTCAGGACAGCATAGGCGACCATCTCCCCGAACGCTGGGTCAAATACGTCCGTATGGGAGGCTTTAGAACCAGTAATACGGTTGTAATCGTCCACCATTACCTTGTGGATCTGGTAGTGACCATAAGCAGCCCCGTTGTCACCCACTACTGTGTGAGGACTATCAGGGTAGACTTCCCACTGAGGGATTAACTTAACGAAGTCTTTAAGGGTTATTGAGGTGTCCGCTTGGCAGCACCCGAACAACAAAAGGGATGAAAGTATTAGTTTAATTAACACTGTTTTCTAGATCATTCACGTAGTCGAGGATGTCCCCGATGGTTTCCCGTTCAGAGGAGCTAAACTCGTGTTGGTCTAGCTCCTCGATGAACTCAGGAATCCTGCTCTCTCTTAGTGTCACGCACCCACTCATTAATACGAGTGCTATGCTCACGGTGACGACGAGTTGCAAGTTCTTTAACATATTCGGTTCGTATCTTCAGAAACATAGCTCCGATCTTAGGGAACGCTATTAGTAACTGAACGATTGTAGCAATCACTTGTCTTTAGCTTTGCCTACGTTAAGAGCGAGCCAGTCGAGAACCTTGTAAGCTTTAGCTACGATGGAGTCATCTTTAGGAGTAGGAGTAAGAGCAGCTACAGCAGAAGCAGCAGCTACGACAGCCGAAACAGCAAACAGAATACTGTCTACGTTGGCTACTAGGTATGAGATAATTTCTTTCATAATATTAATTTACTTTATTGTTTAAAAGATTGAGGAAACAGACATCCGCTTTTCTACGTTTTCACGATAAGCTGGATCACTGGCATAACGAGGATCACGCATAGCTTCTGTAACTTGAGCAGTAGAACCAAATGGCTTTACACCTGCGTCACCTGAAGTGGATCCTTGGACAAGGGCAGGGCCTTTACCACCAGCAGCTTGGAACTGAGCATACAGTCCTTTAACAGCTACACGAGCTTGCTCTACTGATTGTCCTTCTACAATATCGTTAAAGGCATCAAGGTCACCATCAGCAAGGTTCTCAGAAGCCCACTCAGCCATTGCCTCGTAGTTACCAGCACCACCAATAGATTCTTGGATGGTAGCAGCTTGCTGTACTGACATAGCTTGTTGACCAGCGATGTATTGCTCTACGAACGAACGAGGTAGTCCCGCTTTCTCAAGAGCATCAAAGGCTTTATCGGAGAGCTCACCAGATTCAGCGAACTCATTACGAGCATCTTCAATAGCACCTGTGGTTGCCTCTGGAGCTGAGGTCTCCTCTACGGAAGCTTTCTTGTCAGCCTTTGGCTTGGACATCTTCTGTTGAAGAGCTTTGTAAGCCTTAGCCATTTCTTCGGGGCTCTCGAATTTCTCATCGAGCCACTCAGGGCGTTCTTCTTCAGCAGGCTCTTCGTCTACTTTGAGCTGCTCTTCGATAGTTTCCTTGCCCTCTTTTGGGTCTGCTTCAAGCGTTTGGTTACGCTGGTTAGCTGCTTCTTCTTGCATAGCAGCTTGTGTTTCGAGGGAGATATTCTCTTCCTCATTTACTTCATTGATCTGTACTTGATGTAGGTCAGCCATATTCTAGTTTATTATTCCTCTACGGGAGCTTGTTCTTGTTGTACTTTCGCTTGGTCAGAAATAGCTTTAATACCACTTGGGCCTAGCTTCTCTGCCATCTGCATTTGTTGGGCTTGTTGGGCTTCTTGAGCCATTTGTTCTTCGCCTTTAACTAATCCATCAGTCTTAATACCGAGGGATGTAGCACGACGTTTAAAGTATTCTCCGACGTTCACATATTGAGCTACAGCTTCAGGCCCTACTACTTGAGCAGCACCAGCTAGGAACATATCCAGCTTCTGTAGATCGTGACCACGACCAAGGGCTTCAACACCTGTGATGATAACAGGATTGATGATGTCTTTAGGCATCTTAGGAAGCTTCTTCTTCTTACGCATGACATCCATCAAGCGATTAACCATAGGCATCTGAAGCTCCACTGAGAGCAACGAGTAAAGACCACCAATGGCAGTCTCTAGCTCTTGTCCAAGCATACGGATTTCTTCCGCTGTAACACGCTCTGCGTTACGAACAACACCAGAGGTCAACAAGAAGGCGTGTCCAAGACGCTCTTCGATCTTTTGGATGCTCTCTTGAACTACTCGGAAGTCATTGAACTTCTGAAGTTGAAGAACGGACACATCAGCCGCGTTGCCCTGAGCGATAGCACCATTAGGTGATTCAGCAAGTGTCTTTGCACGGGTTGTGCCGTTCGGATTTACGAGGAAGAGTACCTTAGCGGCGGCTGCGGAGCCTTCAACAAGAGCTCTTTGGAGGCTCTCTAAGGATTGCAGGTCACCTAGATACTCTTCAACGTATCCCCGTCCATAGTCCTCACCGTCAATTCGGGAGAAGCGAAGGGGGATAAAAGGGTTCTTGTCTAGTGGGTAGAAGCCTTCACTATCAGGAATAAGGTTGCCATTGATTTCTTGCCATACCTTCCAGCCATTCTCCTTGCGGCAAACAGCAGTGAACAGGTTGACATCGTTATCAGCACCTTCACCATCAGCATTACCAGCAATGTCTTTCATCTCTTGGGAGAGTGACATATAGGATAGCTGTTCTTTGGTGCAGATGTAGAGAATGTTACCCATTGGGTCACGCTCCACTGTAAAACGATCAAGGTGGAACACACGCATACCACCCTCTTCAGGAAGGTAGATAAGCGCATTACCAGAAATGATAAGATGCTTTAGGGCTTCATGGAGAGCGGTGCGATATGTCTCACGGCTAATCTCATCCATGACGGACTCTTCGACTTGCTGAAGGGACTTCTCAATCTCAGATATTAACTCTGGTGGAGCGCCTTCTTGTTCAAGTCCGTGGTTGTCTACGTTGAGACGAAAGAAAGGGGCATTGGGTGGTAGGAGTGCTAACAGTAATTTAGATGCGAGGTTATTTACTCCGCGAGCTCCAATGCCTTGAAAGGGTGTCTCTAGGCGGCTATGTGCGCCGAAGCCTTCCTCAGTCATAATGTAGGGAAGGGTGAGTTTGGAACACTGGCGAGCACGATCTACGTATTGGTATCGCTTACCTTCCAGTTTGGAGTAGAGTGCTTGAGCTGTTTCAGTATTCATATATTGTCTTTATAAAATAGACCCTTGCTCGAACGGTGGGCTTCCTTCTGTTGGGCGCAAATCTAACCGATTGGGGTTAAGGAGCTCTCTACAGAACGAGCAAGGGGTAAAGGGTAGTTAAATGTTATCTTCGATAGTGTCGGGGATTAGGTAGCTGTCAACAACAGAGAGTTCTTCTAGGTCATCCAAGTCGTACTCGGAGACATCCAATGCCCACTTGCCGTCAGCAGTAGGTACTGGCTTAGTCAACCAGCGTGTCCCCTTGCCTTCCGTCCAGTAGGCGAAGTTGTTGTACTTGCCTTCTTCGTCAGCACGTTCGATAGCGTCCTGTTCAGTTTCGTATATTAGGTACATTAGTAAATGTCGTATTGATTGTTAATGTTAGTCTCGATGGCTGCACGGTTGGCTGATTGGTCGGAGTTGTAGATGATTAGCTCAGATGCTTTTCCTTGATAATCGTTGTAGTTTACGGCACTTCTGGTAAAAATGCGATTTATACCAAAGGGATTTGAGTTTGCATTTGAAGTCGTATCTGAAGCTACCGAGTTTGCGTATCCCGTCACGGTTCCAGAAGACCTTGTAAAATTAAATAGAGCAGTGTCTCCTGACGTTAAAGCTGAATTCCAATCCATATTTCCTGGGTTTGCTAGATTTGCCACAAACTCCCAATAGGAAGCACCAAATCTAACCATATACAAGTTAGTGTTCCAACCCGTAATAGCTTGAAATGAGGGAGGAACTGAACCTACAAAAAAGATGCTTACGTCTTCTAGGCCCGTTATAGGGGATAAGCCAAAAGATTTTCCAGTTGCTCCTTGAATCGCTGGATTTCCTTCGTCGTTAGTCACAAGAACACCAGCATCAACAATCTTAGGCTGACTTCCAGACACCTGCTGAAAAGCATCATTGCCGTTTCCTGACTGGTCATACCAAATTGGCACACAGCCATCGTTTCCAGCACCTACCCAAGCAACCAGCGTCCCATCGGACACCTCTTTAGCCTTAAAGTCAGCCTCAGCGTTGTCACTGTCCCGCCTTACACGAACTACTGTAGTGTTCCCAGATCCCGCTAGATCACGAAGGGAGTAAGCAGCGGAAGCACCTGTAAACTCCTGAAGGAAGCTCTCAAGGTTAACCTCCTCAGAACGATCAATGGTGATCTCTGTGCCATCCACTGTGAGAGTGCGAACACCTTCCCTAGTGGTATCAATGGTAATAGTCTGTCCGTCTGCTATAATAGTGCGGATAAGGTCTGGAGCTGTGCGATCAATTGTGACCGTCTCTCCATCTACCGACATATTCCGAACCCCCAAGACATCCTCGGTCTTTAGAATATAAGTTTCACTGCCTCCATCTGCGTGGTTAATCGTGAGGGTTCGGTCTGCCATATTTGTATTATTTAAATTAGTAATTTATATTTGCACCACTACCAGATGAACCAGTGTTCACTGTAGAGCGACGAACGGTAAGAGCAGAAGTACCGCTCTTCTTGGAACTTTGTCGTTTCTTGAGCGCCTTGTTTTCGACCTTCTTAGCCACCTTAGTAGGAGGTGGAGGAGGTGCTGGTGGAGGTACTGGATCTGGGATCTTGGGAGCTGATGTACACATAATATTACTTTGGGTTGATTATATTTTCAGTTTGAAGTTGGTAGTGGTGCTTAATGAAGTTTACCACGGAGCGTTGTCCATAGTGAAAGTTAAGCTGAGGAACACTGTCAGTTGCAGGGAAATCCTGTGCTGGAAAGGAACTCTCTAGGGCATCTAGGAGCGCCTTGTTAATAGGTGGCATTTCTGCTTGATTGTCTATTTCCATCATTACGGGAGTAAGTATAATTATAGGGCGCGAGACAAGACCGCTATAGGTCGTTAAGTTCGTCTGGAAGCTTACCATCCTCGACCCATTTCTTAGTCTGAGTAAGGCACATAGCGTTCCAGATAATAGCTCCTGCGTGGTCTTCCGTTTCATCGCCTTCCATAAGCTGCCAAAGGTGACGATACAGGGAGTCCACGTAGCGACTAAGAGGGATACCTTGCTTCCAGTTATCGCGTCCGTACTTGGTGGCTCCGTCTTCAAACCGCCGAGCAACAGCCCGAAGAGCATCTACAGGTATCAATGAGGGATTTCCCTTTCCTTCGGAGGCATCTCGGACAGCACCAGTGGTGAACTCGGAGCGAGCCCCAGAGTCGGGGAGAACAGTTTTAATTACTTCAGTCATGTTTTCGTTGTGTTTGATGTTGGCTTGTTCGATGTCGTGTACTAATTTGTCAATTGAATTAAGCATTTGTAGGTTTCCACAGGGTTACTTCGTTGGTGTCAAAGTCGTAGTCCCCGTGCTGAAGAATACGAGCTAGGCGAGCGGTCATTAGTGCGTCATCCTCGGTGAACCCTTTGGCTTCGTAGGCATCCACAATAGTCTGCCAAGTGGCTCCATTCTTCTCTAGGAGTTTCTTAGCTGTCATAGGGCCACAACCTTTGAGACCACCAAAGCCATCCGTAGTGTCTCCCATGAGGGATTGTACTAGGTGGAAGTGATCTGCCTCTTCCTTGGTGATGATACGCAAGGTGTCCTTTAGGTGATTGTACCAGTGGATCGGGAGTGTTCCGAAGTCCTTGTCTCCAGAGACAGCAACACGGTTCTCAGGGTCTTCTGTAGCCCAGATACCGATAGCGTCATCAGCCTCAATGTTTGGATACATAACAGAGTCATACTCCTCCATCATCCAGTCACGGAGCTCACCGATGCCTAGAGGCTTACGCTTGTCTTTTCTGTTAGCTTTGTAGGCTGGCCACATATCGTGGCGGAACGTACGGCTAGGAGAGAAGAAGACCTTAATCTTCTTACTCTTGAGTGCTTTACTGATGGTATCAATGTTGCGGTCTGCCTCAGCTTTAGCTTCCACCATGTTGGTTTGAAGTGTCCACGTGTTGTCATCCCAGCGCATCTCTTGCTCAGCCGCACAAGCAGCCTTGTAGAGTAGCATATCACCGTCAATTAGAAGGAGTTTGTTTTTTGTTTCTTTCATGTGTGTATTAGTGTTGGTGTTGTTTTATATAGGAAGCAGCCGTTGTTAAATTTTTAACTGAGTCCTGAAAAAGACCGAGAGCTTGATTACATTTGTGACATAATAAACCACGAACTTTGCCCGTAGTGTGGCAGTGGTCAACGACTAAACGCATTTTATGATTGGTAGTCATAACCCAGCCCTCTTTGCCGCAAATCTTACAGCTAGAGTCCTGTTCCTTGAGCATGTCCTTATAATCATTAACGGTAATACCGTAGGTACGTTGAAGATAAGCGCTCGTGTAACCAGAATCTTTACATTTATCGGAGCAATAAAGCTCGGAAGGAGCCTTAGGTATGAAGGTATTACTACAGCCCTTACATTCTTTAGGTTTGAAGTAGCCCTGAGGATATTTAGAAGCATGAGCAGTTTGCTCTTTCTTTGTTGGGTTGCAAGGAACGTACATAAATCAGTGGGTATCGTTCCAATTTTTACCGACAGAATACTCACCGTCGATTGGACAGTTGAAGTTGAGAACCTGACCCGCTTTGCTTAGAGCGTTACAGAAAGTACGGCCTAACTCATCTGCGTGTTCTGGATTGCAGCTAAACTGAATTTCATCGTGGATGTTCCCGTGGATCTCGTGAGGAAGCTTAGCCATCTTTACAAATTCCACTAGAGCTTGCTTCATCACAACGGCACCCGCTGATTGAAGTAACAAGTTCAAAGCTGAATGAGGACTACGACAAGGCAAAGGGCGTCCGTCGATACCTCGTAGCATGCCCTTCATTTCCAAAGCATTTGATACTGCTTCTGTAAGGCGACGATAGGCGGGAACCTTTTTAACGAATGAAGCTTTAAGACGTTTACCTTCCTTAGCTCCGCCGTTTGATATGGAACCTAGGCGAGCATCCCCTCCGCCGTAAATGAGGCAATATATCGCCGTTTTTGCTTGGTCGCGCGTCTCCAAACCCATTGCTATGCGATTTGCTGTGTGGATATCTCCAGTGAGAATCTCCTTGGTGTAAGTACCGTCGTCCCAGTTGTGGAGGTAGTGAGCTAGGCAGCGCAACTCTAAGCCACTAGCATCAGCACCTACAAGCACCTTGCCCTCTGGAGCAGTGAAGCAAGAGCGACACTCGCCACCATAAGGCGCACGAGTAGACGGCACTTGAGCCACATTAGGATTCCTGTGAGTGCATCGACCAGAGACAGCTCCGTTGGTATTCACAGAGCCGTGGATACGTCCGTTGCGCTCTAGCTTGAGCCACGCTTGCTTACCTTCAGCCACCTGACCGAGACGCTTGGTAACGAGGAGGTACTCAAGGAGTTTCTCGGATTGGGGTGTACCGATGTCCTTGAGTACCGCCTCGTTGATTGCTGGTCGTTTGCCCTCGTAGGAGCTAGGCTTCCAGCCATTAGCCATTAGTCGTTCAGCTATCTGATCGCGACTGTTGGGGTTGAACGGGATTGTCTTAACAACAGACTCACCCTTGGTTATCTCCTTAGCTTTAAAGCCCTTCTCGACCAATGCTTTCTTGGTGCGGGACTTTGTACCGTCAGGAGCGAGCCACCAATTACTCTTGGTGACTTCTTCAGTAGGCGCGAATAACTCACGCAATTCTACGTCAAGAGCAGCACGGCGACCCATAAGGGTAGCTGTAAGTTCTTCTGCTGCTTTAACGTCAAAAGGAAATCCGTTCATCTCTTGGATGCGGATAGCTTTAGCAAAGGCGTGCTCTAGGTCACACGCTTGTTGGAGGCCACCTAATCCCTTCTTGAGAAAGAACTCATAGAGAGACTTAGTGACCTCCACATCTTGAACACAATAGTCTTCCATCTCTTGAGACCAAGTAGACCAATCTTCGGTTTCCCCGTGGTCGCTCTTGTTGTTACCAATGCGATAACCCCAAGCCTTTAAGCTGTGGGAACCAATGAGTTGTTTTGGGAAGTCGTTACGTTTGAAGTCATCGCTACGAACGTCAGGATACATAAGACGAGCAATCACTGCTGAGTCTAACACACCAGCGTGACGGTAGCCGTAGAGCTTCCAAAGAGCGATAGCGTCAAAGCCTATACTGTTGTGTCCCACGATGTGGTCAGCAGCAGATAGACGAGCCAGTCCTTCTTGGATGGTGTTAGAACGATAAGCCCAAGTACCATGCTGGTCTATTACTACAAGGCAGTGCAGATCTTTAAGGTCAGATAGAGTTGACCAGTCTGTAATGCCGTTGGTTTCAATGTCGAAGTAAGCTATTGTTTTCATGTGTGTATCTAAATCAATGGTTAGTGTTCGGTACTGTCAACGTCTTTAGTCCATAGTTGATGATACAACTTGAGAACATCTGACATCTTCACGATTGATAAGAGGTCTTTGCGGCCTCTGCGTTGGTATCCCTTGTAGAGAGCGTCACGTCCTACCGACACTCGATCTCCAAGATCACACAGCTTCTCACCCATAAGGGCTAGGTCAGCACGCTTAACTAAAACGAAGTCGAGGAGACGCTCAAAGGCAATCCAGTCGGCTTTTCCATAGACCCATCCAATCTTACCTTGGACGTTCTTGAACTCCAGCCATACAAGGTCGTCTTGTACGTCGGCATCCTTACGGGCAACACGCTTACGAGCCTTCACGTCAATCTTACCGAAGTCAGTGACGTAATCCACATGAGAGAACTGCTCCTTTAGGTCAGCCGCTCGTGCTTCAATAGCTTTTTCGTTTAACAGTTTAGCGAACATGGCTTCTACGCCTTGACCTCGCTTCCATGATTGGTCTTGTATCCATCTGCTCATATACTCCTTTGGTTGGTGTGATTAGTGTCCGAAGCCTGCTGTGGCGTCATCGGTGTCCTCGAAGAGAGGGTTAGTGTCCTCTGAGAGACGGCAGGTCTCTTTGTCATAAAGCAGGTTACAAGCTACGCCTGTCTCACCGCTGAAACGGTTCTTAAGAACACGCAGGGTTGTCCTGTTACGGTTCTCTACGTCTTGCTGGTTGCGCTCTAAGCCAATGCACATATCGGACAACTGAGCGATAGCAGCAGAGCCTCGGAGTTGTGCTAGGGATGTCGCTGCGCCTTCCTCGTGTCCTTTTCCTTCAGGGCGCTTGAGGTGGCTAACAAGAACAACACCAATCTTAGTCTCTTCTACAAGAGCACGTAGCTTGGTCATTGTGTTGTCGATCATGCGGCGCTCGTCACCATCACCCATACCAGATACAATGATAGAGAGGTGATCCAGAACCACGTAGTCTACATCCATAGCCTTAGCCATGTAGCGGATGTGTCCAAGTAGGTTGTCACTGTCTAGGGAACCCCAGTGGTCATACAGGTAGAAGCGACCTGAGCCGACTGTCTTCTTGTAAGCCTCGTTGTATTTAGCATCTGGCTCGAAGGGCTCTAGGTGTAACGGCTTGGACATCTCCAGACCAATGATGCCGTTAGCGGTGCGCTCAATGGATTCCTCAAGGGCGATGTAACCAAGCTTACGATCAGTAGTCTTGAGGACGTGGAGTGCAATCTCTTTACATACAGCCGACTTGCCAATGCCAGAGCCAGCACAGAAGGTAACAATCTCACCTTTACGAAGTCCGTGAGTGAGCGAGTTAAGTCCATAGTAAGGATAGGGGATACTATCGTTTTCCTTGGGGACAGTAAGACGGTCATACAACTCAGTACCATCTACAATGTCATCGGGACGCCATACCTTAGCGTTCCAGAAAGCTTGGATAACTTCTTCTCCTTTGTTAGCTAGAAGCATTTCGTTCGGGTCTTTCATAGACAACCGAGCGATCTTACAGGTGCCAGCAGGAAGGATGTGGGCTACGCTCTCAGCCGCTTCACGTCCTGCCTTGTCTTCGTCAAACATAACAACGACCTCCTGCCACGAGGAGAGCCATTCGAGTTGCTTCTTAAAGATTGTCTTAGCTGACTGAGCGCCACTAGGAAGTGATACTACTGGCCACTTGTTACCTTGGAGTTGGCTAACGGTAAGGCAATCAATCTCACCTTCAGTGATGACTAGCTTCTTACCGCCATTGGGCCACAAGTTCTGACCAAAGAAATAATTAGGAGAGCCGTTACAGTGAAAGCTCTTGTCTGCAAAGCGATACTTCTGAGCTACCTGTGTGCCATCTAGGTTTCGATAGTTAGCAACGTGACAAGGCTTACCGTTAAGTTCTCCGATTTGATAACCATATTTTACGCACGTGTCCTTGTTGATGCCACGTGGGGCGATGTCCATGAACTGTCCGTTTACGAATCCTAAGGGTGATACATTTTCCATTTTTGTGTGTTGTGTTGGTGTGTTTGTTTTGTCTCTGTTCGGTGTGAATGTACCGCAGGAATAACACTTGGTGCTTCCGTCAGAGTTGTGTGTGAGTGCATCGCTGCTTCCGCAGTCGGGGCAAGGTTGGTGTGTGGCTACTGCCTCTAAATCGTCCATTCGTGTGGGAGCTTTTTCTCGCACCACAGGAACCCGTGTTTGTCGCACCAGTCCCCATAGGTGGTCTTGCTCTTTTTGCTTAGTGTGTTTGATGCTCGTTGGAATACAAAGCGGATGTCGAGGTCGGGGTGTGCTTCCCTCACTCGTAGGTGCTTGGTTCGGTCTGACGCTATCCAATAGCCCTTTACCTCCAGTATGATTCCATTATCTAAAACGAAGTCTGGCGTGTATTTGCAGACCTTCGTGTAATCCAGTTTCATCGACTCGTAAGAGTGGGTAACCCCCGCCGCATTTAAGGCGGAGGCTACTGTCTCTTCGAACTTCGAACGGAACTTAGAACGGCGCGTTGGACGTTTCCGCTTCATCAGCTACTTCGAATGCGTCATTGAGGGATTCACCGCTACCTACGTAGCCGTCTGCTTCAGCACCAAAGCCGAAGGAGCTGTCACCACCACCGTACTCAATCAGGTCGAGTACCTGTACTGCACGGAGACGCAGGGTGTATCCGAAGCCCTGACTTGGAACGAACCAAGTGTTGATCTCAACTGCCATCTTTAAGGTAGAACCGCTACCAATCTTAGGCATGTCGATCTTCTTACCTTGGCTGTCTACTGCTGCAATGGTGAACTCAAGAGTTCCCTTTGACTTAGTATGTACCTTAGCTTTCTGCTTCGCATAGATCTCGTGGTCACCCTCATCGTTAATACGGAGAGGAGACGACGCAGCCATGCGGATCTTGTCTTTACCTTGGCGACTGCACTCTTCCTTGTAAGCGGCATCAAGCTTCGGCTTTACGATTGCCTCGAAAGCTTTGAAGTCACCTTCACTTACGTGGAGCTTACAGCTATAAACGCCATCTTCATCAAACTTGGTGTCTGGTGTGTCGATGCGTGGCCATACTGCTTTACCTTTTGGTGTTGTTATTACTTTACTCATTTTGTTTTACTATTACCTGTTATCGGTGGTTTTACTAATCAGCCAGCAGAGTGCTAACTGAAGAAATACGTGCTATTTTTAATTTGGGAGATGTCAGCAGTGCCATATTCTGGCGGCTCAGGAAGTTCTAATCCCGATTGCTGTTCTAATTGATGTTTCCAATCCCGAAGGAGGTCAACACTAAAGGTAGAAATAAACACATCTCGCAAACTTTTACTTAAAGCTTCGCATCCTGTAGCGTGTGTTCCGTAGCTGTCGTGGATAAATGCAAAGTCATAGATTCCTTCCTCTTTGTTGGCTTTGATGATTGTCTTGTGGAGAGCCGCAGCATCTAGTGAGTGAACAAAGTTAGGGCTCACTCCGTTACGCTGGCGTACCTTGGAAAGCTTATCGTCATTCTCACGGAAACGAATGTGAGTAGCTGTTCCGCTAATCCAAGTCTTGATGTTCTTACTCGTGAAGTTGAAATACTGCTGGTGAACAGGGAAGCCACTAGGAGTAACCCAAGACACAGGTAGTTCAGCCTCAGTAAGTATAGCGGCACAATCTTGGAACCACTTCATACATTCCTTAGGCTTCTCTAGGACACTCTCGATACCCTTCCAGACGGCTTTAGCAAGCACGTGAATGGCAAGGTACTTCTCCTTCTCATCAAAGGGTCTGGTGCGTCCCTCACCGTGTATCTGGTCTTCATACCAGTCAGAGATATACAAGCGATTACTGTATTCGGTAAGACCATACGAGTAACACATAACGGGTCTCTTGGTTGTCTTACGGTCGATACCAAAGTTGACCCAAGCATTAGAGATAGCATCACCAGTCTCTGCTTGTGCTTTAAGGATAACCTCCGCTTGTTTTGCGACCACCCCGTAGATGTCCGCTGGTGTGTCTGTAGGTAACACATTCGTAGCAGTCATCCCGTAGGGGTCACGGGTAAGCATAGAAAGAATCTGGAGTCCGTTATTGGTGGCATCCATATTCACTGGGAGGAAGGTATCTAGCTTACCCGTGTTCTGTAGCGTTGCCCATTCAAAGCACCACGCAAGGAATTGCCAAGGGTCACCCGCTTCTGTCCATAGTAGCTCCTTGGTAGGGTTAGCTGCGATACGGATAGCGTCCTTGGAAAAGTTCTCAGCCCACTCAGCACGTTTGTCGAGTGTGACTTTATCGTAGCCCCAAGTGTTAGCACCTTGAATAGCTAACCACTTGCGGTCTGTTGCTGTCTTAATACGTTGAGGTCTAGCAAACCGAAGCAACCCACGGCACATATCAGGGCCTTGGATACCTAGGAAGGCAGGGATGTTATATACACGACCTCGGAAGTCGCAGTGAGATGGATAGAAGAACCGACTATCTGTAAGCTTCTCTGCTAGGTAAAGCACCTTGGCTACCAACAGGCGTCTTGAGCGTGTGCTCATGTTACGCTTGTGAACACCTGAGGCCATCGTACGCCACTGGAGGTTACTTAGTTTGTTTTCGTGGAAGTCGTCAGGGATGTCAGGCATCACCTCATCGTCACGACTAGGAAGCCCACCGACCTTTACGGAGTTCTTCCAAGCCCACTGCATTGTCTTCAGGACTTCTTCGTTAATCTTCCAAGGTGTCTGCTGGATAAGGTTACAAGCCTCCATAGGCTCTTCAATCTTACCTTCGATGCCTCGGAGGAAGTCCATGTTGGTTGACTTGATGAATGGAAGCTTTGGGAGGTCTGTCTCTTCTGTCTTGTAGCCACCTTCCCATACGTTCTTCCACTCCATCGGTGTATCCACTGTAGGTAGCCAGAAGGGGCTTATGATTTCCTTGTGGTAGTTGAACTCATCAATCCACTTGAGAGTCTCTGGGGAGGCTGTGACGTACCTTGTAGGGTTGCGTCTGCCTGTATCAGTAATGAACCTGTACTCAATAATCCCTGTGACATCCCGAAGGAGTTCTACAAGGTTAAGTCCTGTTGCTGCTATGTCTCTACGTGTCCAAGACGGGATCTCTTCCATGAGCCCTTTTTCTACCTCGTGCTTGGTACTTAGACGGATGTGGTTCTTGGTAGCTTGCCAGCCACTCTTACGGGTAGCCCCTAGAACAATCCCTTCACCCTTAGGGTTGTTGCGTACGAGGTGCTCGGAGCGACGCTGGTAGTCGATGACGTTGCCCACCTTGGTACACATAGCGGTCATCTTAGAGTTCTGTGTAAGCTGGTCTAAAACAGTACGGATAACAAGGAACCCAATCTTCTCGGAGGGCATCTCTAGGAGGTCTAGTTGCCACCGTGCATTGTTCTTAAATCCACGCCACTTTGTTTTTACGTCATCAATAGCCTTGATATATGAAGGTAACGCACCACGTATTAAACGCTGACCATAAGATGTCTCACTCTCCATACCACGAGCACGTGCTCCCTCTACCTTATTACGGTAGCGTCCCACGCCTACGGTGGTCATGTCAGTGTTGAGTTCGTCTTGGGTGAGCTGCGTGTCCATAGTCAATTTATTTGTCAGTGATTTGTCACCTAAGCAAATAAATACTTAGGAACAAAACGGATAAGTGTTTGTTTAAAAATGCTTATATTTCAATAGGGTTACGGCTAGAGGTGACAATAAAGACATTTACTATCCCATGAGCAATATCTTAACTTTTTTTGAAGCTATGTCAACGTATTGATTTGCAACGATAATTTCTTTTAATTGTCACCTCGCACTTTCCTTTGTTTTAGCTATTTTGACAAACTTTGTCAGCGATTTGTCACCTAATTCCCGTAGTGATCCTCGAAACACACAGGGCAGAGACCCTTGAGGTACACATCGGGCTTATCGCAGAAGGCACAACGCTCCTTCGATTCGGTTAGTGGTTTGGTTAATGATTCAGGTATGCCTTTCTTTACGCCTGTGCTGTCCTCATAATAAAGAACGTCACCATCTGCATTACGCTTCCACTTCTGCCAGAAGCCATTACTGTCTTCGTGGTAAGTTGGCCGCCCCTTGACATCACGCTCGTACCTCTCCCAGTAGTCGTCACAGTCCTCGAAGTAGGTGACTCTGTCATTGGCTTCCATAATCTCGATAGGGAACGCACAATCAATCCCTAGTTCTGTTAGTGTGTCGCTTAGTGGTTTCATAGTGTTCTATTTCCACTCCCATTCGTTACGATACTTACGAACAACTTTTACAAGGTCGTCCCATTCGTCCCAGTCGAGGGAGATTTTAGCACTGTCGTTTTGAGAGTCGTTTCCGTATATGATTAGGAAAGAACCAGAGGCTTCATCATCGACGCCGACTTGGACGCTATTGAAGATTGGATTCCAGTCGAGACTAGCTGACTTGATGCTTACTTTTATTGGTATTGTTTTCATAGTGCTTTTAGTTTGTATTTAATTCCGTCAACCTCGATTACCTTACCTTCGCAGGTCTTAGATGACTTAGGTGTTCCTTTCTTTACGCCCTTGCTGTCCTCGTAGTAAGTTGGACGACCATTGGCGTCGTATTCATACTTACACCAATAGCCATCGCTGTCCTCATAGTAGGTCTGTTCACCATTGGTATCATACTCATACTTACGACAGAAGCCATCACAGTCCTCGAAGTAGGTCACTCTGTCATTGGCTTCCATAATCTCGATAGGGAAGCTGAATGCAATCCCTAGTTCCGTTAGTGTGTCACTTAGTTTTTTCATAGTGCTTAGTTGCCCGCCCCCGAAATCAACCCTTGTTTAACTTTGAGTGCGTGAGTTTATGTGTCCTCAGATGTAATTAAATGAGGACACGTTGTTGGTTAGTGTATCCCCTAGCGTTGTAGTCTAGCTACGGCTGTAGGGAATAATCGAAGCAGTGCTTAGTGTATGTGAGATTGTTGAAGGGCGTTCCTTGCGTCAAGCATATTAGTGGGAGTAAGCTTAGCGTACCTCAAGGTCATCTCAAAGTTACGGTGACCCATCCACTCTTTGACGATTTGGAGAGGCACGTTACGCTGCACTAATCTCGACGCGCAGGTATGCCTTGTAAGATAGAACACAAAGTCCTTGTCGGCGGTTTCGTTAAGTGCTTCCCGTATGAACTTCCAAGTGCTCGCTATCTTAGCTTCGGTGAACCTAGCAAATGGGAACTGTTCATCCGATAAAGCAAGGTAAGCCTTGTAAGCCCTCTCGGTGAGCCAGATGGTGCGCGGATAGTTGTTCTTGGTCTTGCTCAGATCAACCAACCAGCCGTGCTCAGGATCTTCTCTCACGGCGGTTTGCGGTATATGACGAGCCTCTATAGGTCGCATACCTGTATCAATTTGCCATTCAAAGAACCTCGCGAAGTCATCCCTTCCAGAGGCTTCGAGCGCGTCCACGATCTCATACTCTTCTTCTTCTGTAAGGAACCTCATGCGAGTGTTGGAGAGCTTCTTCTGTTCTATCTTAGGCTTGTGTGTAAGGAACCCACGGTCTACCCCGAAGGTGAGGATCTTAGACAGGCAAGATAGGCGGCGGTTTATAGTAGCCTTTGCCAGCCCCTTCTTCTCTAGGGCAAAGATGAGGGTGTCCACTGCCGCAACGTCTAGCTGAGAGACGTCATAGCCTTGTCCATAGTGATCAAGAACAATCTTTACGTTGGAACGCATGGTGCTTTCGTTGGCGGTTCCCTCCCAATAACGTATCATCGTCTTGTCGGCTAGCTCGCCTAATGTGATGAAGTCACCTGTGCCTTCCAAGAGTTCCGTGTAGGGTATCCCTAGGCGTATTCTCTTTTTTAGCTCTGACTCCCACGCGGCTGCTTCCTCATAGGTAGGCCATTGGCGGCGGTATCTTACGCCTTTGACCATGAAGTCAGCCATGAACTTGTTGTCGTTTTTCCCACTCTTTCTTATACTCATCTTCTATTCTTTCGTGTGTGTGTCTGTTTGGGTAGTACATTATTGCATAAATGCGTTTTGTGAATCCTCCCTTTAGATATTCAAATCTTCGATTCTTTGAATATGTTTGAGCTAACCTATCTTTCTAGGCACGTGCATCAAGTGCAACAGAAGGTATCATTTTGCGACATACTGCCTCATGTGATGTTATAACGTATCGAAGACACCTATCTGTCTGTCTGATACGTAGGGCGGTTTGCTTAACCCGCGCTTCTCCCAGAAAGCTTTCCAGCCTTCGTCAATAAGCTTGGCTGTTTCTTTATTATATTCTCTATCGAGTGTAGCTTCTGATTTGCCCCCGCGGTTTGATACGCGGCGGGCGTTGTGGAGGTTGCGGTAAGCTTTAGGTCGTGCGTGTAGTGGTGTCATATGTGTGTTATTTGTTGGCGGTTTGTGTTGCGTATTGAATGAGTGATTGTTCAACGTCGCTTGGTAGGTCTAGCTGTCTTATAGCGTACCTTGCGGCGGTTTCAGGTGTCCCTTGATGGGAACCAATGGCGTTCCGTATAAGCATACGTGCTAGGTTTAGGCGTTCGGTGATGTCTTTCATGGCGGTTTATGTGTGGCGGTTTGTTTATCTAAAAGAAAGCAAGCCCTGTGGCGGCCAGTGTGTCACAAGGTGGTCACAGTTTGTGACAAGTGCACCCGTTCGCCTGTCTCAATGCGATACTTGGCGGTTTCATAAGTGAGCCCGTGAGAGGCGGCATAGCTACCGATGCTTTGATAGTTGAGAAGGTAGTCTAGATAGTACGCTTGGAAGCGTTTATGTGCGGCGGTTTGTTTGTCCATAGTATTTATTGTGTGGCGGTTTGAAAGATCCGCAAACTTGTTATGTGTGGTTTATGTGCGGCGGTTTGCTTGATTTAAACACGCGCTAGTTTACCCGCGGCGTCTTTAGATTGGTTTAAAGAATCCTCAAAGGTGCAATTGCTACTTGGTTCAGGTGAAGTGATAACAGATACGCATCTTTGCAAATTATCCTCTTCGGCGCCAAGGTTAAAAACCTTCCCGTAATAGTAAGCGGTGGCTTCACGCGGCGTTGCCTTAATTTCAGTTTTTATAGTGTCACCATTTTCAAATGTGGCTGTAATATATGTTTTCATGATATGTATTTAGTTTCGTTTTATTGCCCCTTAAAGGCGTTTTAATGTGTTGCAAGTAGTAAGTGTTACCCTTGCACCCCGAAACCCCGTAGCGGTTAAACTACGGGGCTGGTTATAGGTTATACTTCTTTAAAGTTGGCGGGGTCTGAAACGTCAATGAGGCGCTCAGTAGTGCCTACGCGCTTGCCGTCGCTTTTCATGGGAGCGAATAGGCGGATAATGCCTTGCTCTTTGTCGTGCCATTCGACTTTGAATGAATGCATGGTTTGCCCGAAGAATCTGAGCGTGTCTTTAGAGAAGAAATAAGGGCCGAGTGCTAGGCTTTCGCGAATTGATTGTGCTGTAGGTTTCATGATGTGTTTTATTTGTGGTTTTATTTGTGTTTTATTGATTAAGAGTAAACGTAGCCGACCTTTACGGTCTCGCCGTCTTCAGAAAGTTTAATAACTGCACCGCTGAAATAAGTGTCTGAACTGATGCCGTCCCAATCTTCTATTTCGGTGCGGGTGAATTCGCCAAGCTCCCATACGCGGCCTCTGTATCGAATGAATGAACCCTCGCCGTCTTCTAAGTAGTCGAATGATTCTAGCTCTTTTGATGTTAGATCGTATTCAGTTAAAAGATCGCGGTAGTGATTGTTTGTTGTAATTTTCATGTTTTTAATGTGGTTGTATTAAGTTTGATTGAATTAACGTGTATTTGTATTAAGTTTGATTGAATTAGACGTCAATGACTAGGAACATAAGCAAAGCGCCTAAGGAGCCCGCGAGTAATACGCCTAGGGTGTAAATGAGAGCATTGAGTGTTTTCTGTGTGGTATTCATTGTAAGTTTGATTTGTGTTTTTCGGCGGCGTCATGCTTTCGATGGAAAGAAATCAATAGAAACAAATACATGCGTGCAAGCTTTTTCTTTTAAATAATTAAAGAAAGTCTCGGAGGCCGCTTGTTTACTGGCTTAGAGCTTGAAAGTTTTTTTGAGACGCTTAGGAAAAACCCGCCTAAGTTATTATAAGAGAGAGAGAGAGACAATGTGTTGCTAGGTGTTGCTACATGTCGCTGAGTGTCGCTGAGTGTCGATGAGTGTTACTGAGTGTTGCTAGGTGTTATTGAGTGTCGATGAGTGTTACTAGGTGTTCAATAGGTGTTCAATAAGTGAACCACAAAAACGCGTCATTTGCCTCAAATGGACAAACGACTCAACGCATAATGATACACTGATATAACACTCAATAGACTAGCAAAGGTCATTATATATCC